GGTTAGGAATAATCACAGGAGTTGTTTGTGCAGCTTCAATAATATGTGCTTTAACTCCTACACCTAAAGACGATGCCATGATTGGAAAGTTATACAAAATACTTGAATTATGTGCATTAAACATATGGAAGGCTAAACAGTAGTTATGTCTGAAAGCGTTACACCATTTGTCTATAACGCAATATTAGACAGGGTAGTAGATGGAGATACCATAGATGTAGTGCTTGATCTAGGTTTTGATGTAAAACTCCACAAACAAAGAGTTCGTCTAGCAGGTATAGATACGCCTGAGTCAAGAACAAGAAACTTAGAAGAAAAAGCTTTAGGTCTTAAAGCTAAAGATAGATTAATAGAATTATGTGTTGGCTCTTTTAAAGTGCAATCACTAGGTAAAGGTAAATATGGCAGAATTTTGGGCATACCATATACAGAGAATAATCAAAGCATTTGTCAGATTCTTATTGATGAAGGACACGCAGTTGAGTATTGGGGTGGTAAAAAAACTGCTAAAGTCAGAGATGATGGAACATGGGGTGAATAATATGGAAATATCACAAGAAGGTATAAGTTTAATTAAAAAGTTTGAAGGTTGTAGATTAGAAAGCTACAAATGTGCTGCTGGTGTTTGGACAATTGGATATGGCAGTACACATGGAGTTACAGAAGGCATGGTCATTACACATGAAAGAGCAGAAGCATTATTACTTGAAGATATTGATGTGTATGAAAATGAAGTCAACAAAGCAGTCACAGTTGATATAGATCAATGTATGTTTGATGCTTTAGTTTCTTGGACATTTAATTTAGGTGGTGCAAACCTAAATGCATCAACTATGTTAAAAGTATTAAATGCAAAAGACTTTAAAAATGTACCTGAACAAATCAAGCGATGGAACAAAGCTGGTGGTAAAGTAAATGAAGGCTTAATTAGAAGAAGAGAAGCTGAAGCTTTACTATTTCAAGGTCAAGATTGGAGTCATGTATAAAGGTTTGAATGGCACTTAGTAAAACACAAACTAAAAGATTAGGTGGTATTTTAAATATAATGTTTGGTGACTCCATACCAAGCGATCATTTGACTGATCTCATAACAAAAGGTTACATCAAACTTGATGGTCAAAGTTATATATTGACCGACAAGGGTTTAGATGAAAAGAATAGACTTTGTACTTTAGCTGGATTGAACATTATGTATCAATCTGAAAAAAGCAAAGACTAATTTGTAAGTTTTTCTAATAACCGATTATATTCAACTTTTAAAAGGAATAATTCATCTTGTAGATTTTTTGCTTTTTCTCTAGCTTGTTCTAATTCTTTTTCTACTTCAACAATTTTTGTTTCTAACATATCAATTGACAAAGACAGTGTTCTCAAATTTTTTGTATCCCCAAATTTTCTGAAAGACCTCTTTTGCTTTTTCCTCAGATAATTTCGGTTCTTTGTAACATTCTCTTTCCATTGAGTTTGCACAATACCAACGATCAAAGTTATTTCTGTAAGTATCTTTATCGTTATAGATAAAATCTTCTAAATACATATTTACCCCCTAATTATCAAATTTATCAAAATGAATATGTCTAAAAACATTTACAAAATCTATATATTCATCATGATTACAACCATAAAAAATATTGTTTGCTAAATGATAAATTTTATTCATGTTCCCATATTCATGTAATAAAATGCTTTTTAGATTATATACTGTTTCATAATTATGTTTGATACTTTTACTAAAAGTTTGTAACTGTTTATTTGTATCAAAAAATTTAATTTGTCTCCAATAGTCTCTTTCAAGCCTATCATCTAAATTATTGTTTGATGAACAAGTTTCTAAGCACCAAATGATACAATGCTTATTTTTTATGTAATTAATATATTCATCAAATGTTTTGATTTGAAATGGTTTTTTACTGTTCCAAATTAATTCTAAATCTTTTTTAACAGTTTCTTTTCTAATATTTTTCATAATATATTCCCCTTCGTATTATTATACAGCTTTTTTATCAATTCTTTCATCTATTTTTAATGTGTAATCTTTTGTAATAGTGCCTAGTTTTTTATTACCTCGCCAATGTGATCTTCTCCAAACATAACCATCTTTTGCATTTTTACCTGATGAACGCATTAAATGACCTCTTACAAGATGATGTCTTTTTTTATGAGTAGGTGAGTCAGCTTCATTGCTTACTTCATCAGGTATGTTGACTGTAACCATGTAATGTTCAAATGGTGGTTTCCATGTTGGTCTTATGCCGATAGGTTTGTTTGCATCATATGGTGTTTTATTTGGTTGTAATCCTTTTCTTTTAAGAGTATTGACACAAAACTCTTTAAATTCAGGGTGACTATATATAGACATATGAATCAAAGCTTGTCTTATCACTGTCCACATTGCTACATGAGAACCTAAATAACCACCTTGCTTTGTATATTCTACTGATCTTTTTGTAACTTTAGACATACTTCTTTTGTCATTAGTATCCCAAAACAAATCTATACCATTGATTGGTGGTACTGAATGAGGAGTTAGAATATTAAGAAACCACGCGTAAACACTGTCTTCAAAACCTTCAATTTTATGCATTATGAGTGGATTAATATTTGTTAGGTCTTTAATTTTAATACCACAAGGAAATAACACTGGCATAGGAATATGTATTACTCTATTACCAGTTACAGCATCAATAGTATAATTATCAAATCTATCTATATTATGTATATGTTCTTTTCTAAGATTTGTATGTACAGTAAGTGTGCATTCTATTAAATCTTTAACATCATATTTTTCACCATATTCAAGAACACGATCTTCAAAATATTTATAATTTTCTTGTGATTTATCACCCTTTGCAAAAGTATCATAATTATTTCTTGTATCTCTTAAAAAAGATTGTATTGATACTTCAGATGCACTTACTATTGCTGTAGCTAAATTTTCAACACCATAATCAATAATCAATGTTTTTTCATGTGGTATTCTTAAATGCACATCTTCAAAAAATTCATTTAGTGTGGTTGATGGTGGAACTATCTTTTTAAGTGAACCACTGTCAACTTGAAATTTTAAAGAGTTAATCCATGTTTCATATTCATGTTTACAAAAGAAAGCATATTCATTTAATATTTTTGCAAAGCTGTCTGCGTTATTTGTAGCAATAGCATTTTGTAATGAAAGCCAACCACTTAAATTATTAGAAGCCAATGAATGCATAAATCTTTCATATTTTTTTTGGTCAAAATTCAAAAAATCCATGCACTGATAGAAAGCAGTACATAACTTATCTTCGTTTACTTTCCTAGACATCAAAACCACCACCATCTTCATCTTTTTTGCTTTTAAGATGTTTTTCTAACTGTTTTTGGTCAACAAGATATGACATTGATAATCTTATTACTTTCCAAGCTTCTTTATCTCGGTCATGTTCATAAAAGCCTATTTCATCTCCATAAGCACAATGTAAGTGATACCTCATAGCTTTTTCTACAATTGCCACTGCTCTTTCTAAACTCATAGGTTTTTTTGGTTTTACAATTTTAAGACTCATCTTTAACTCCTTTTGTTCCATGTAGAACATTTTGTTTTGCTTCCCTAAGTTCATCTTCAGCAACTTGTTTGTTGAACTCTGCTCTTTCAAGTTGCTCTTCAGGTGTTAGTGACTCAGGTTCGTTCTCCCATTTGTCATGCATTTCTCTAAATAATCTACTCATTGTTCTTTCCTATAATTTTGTCGTAGTGAATATTAATAAGCTGTTTAACTATTTGTCCTGTTGTAATTCTTCTGTTAGCTTCTTTGCTGTACAAATTTCTAAGTGCAGTTAAGTTTTGACTAGTTTGTGGATCAACCTTAAATGTCACTAATTTAGTGTTTGTACCTTTTTTAAAATTTAATTTATCCATAGAGACCTACCCTTAAATAATTTTATTAATAATAATAGTTTTTGATTTGACAGATGCCTAAGATGTTTTGGTATTTTTCTACGATCAACAAACATTATGCACCTATTTTTTGTACTGTTTCTTTGACCTTTAAGCCTTGCTTGATGAACTTTTTTTTCTTGTAATCAAAGTATTTTTCATCAGGTGTTTTCAAAGCTAACCACCATTTATCTTTAACTAATACATATAGTTCGTATCTCATTTATATCACCTCAACTTTTGTTGGTCTTTTATAAAAACCAAAAGATTTATCATTATCACTTACCTTTACTTGTGCAATGAATTTGATACTCATATTGTTTAAATTAGATTCATTATCATTAAGTATTTTAGGTAAAGCACCATAAAGTCTAAAACCTCTGTTATCTTCAAAAAGCATTTTCATAGA